GAAAACAACAATGAAACACATAAATTCACTAAAGAAGAACTGATAGCAATAAAACAGACTTACAAAGCAAAACTGAAGCAACTTCAACAAGAAAACAAAGGGGTTAATCATGACTGAAGAAGTAAAAAAGAACGTACACGGGATTTGGAAAAGACAAAAAGCAGGTTTGCAGCCATGTTGTCTATCAATGACCGTTACCTGGATGCAGTACAAGTAATGAACCTGCTGAATTGCACTGATGTAACTGCAAGAAAGTACATGAAAATCCTGATTGAAAAGAACATGGTCCATGTATCTCAGACCAAATCACCATTCAACGGTCATCCTACATTGCTTATCAAGTCAAACAAGGTAGAAATCACTGATGAATTGCTCAATAGCCTGCAAAGTCACAAGCCAACCAACGGTTTGAAAAAATACCATGAAAAGGCAGTAGGTCATGCTGAAGAAAGCGAGTTTGGAAAGAACGGTGTGTACAAGATGATGACCAGGCCTTCAAAGTCAATTGAAGAAAAGATGCGTGAAACTCAGGCCTATGACAGAAAGCTACGCAAAAGTTCAAAAATCTACGCCAGCGGTTCAAGCCTGAGTGCGGTGATGTTGTCTGCTAACTATTAGACTGAAGGTGAAACATGGCAGCTAATCAGTTGGAAGATATATTTGAACCAAGAACTAAAAGATGGTCTGCAAGAGAAGTCATCATCATTAATGGGATTAGCTGCTGTTACACGATAGTTAAAAACGAAGGGTACTTGGTACATCTTCCAGGCGGCGAAAGAAAGTTTGCACATGAATTGATGTTTAACGGTTGTACAGTAATTCTACCTGACCAGATAAGGGGAAAAAATGAGAAACGCTAAACATGGTGAATCACATCCAAAATGTAAATTGACTGAATCAAAAGTAAACATGATGCGCAGTCAGCATGAAACTTTCTCATGGGGATATAAGCGACTGTCTAAGTTATTTGGTGTGAGTGTGAGGACAGTTCGGGATATTGTTAGTTATAGGACATGGTGTAATTGATATGGCATTGACACAGAAACAGCAGATGTTCGTTAAAGAATACCTGATTGACCTTAACGCAACTCAGGCGGCAATACGTGCTGGGTATAGTGAAAAGACTTCATATTCCATTGGCGATGAAAACCTGAAAAAACCTGAAATAGCCGCTGCCATACAGGAAGCAATGGATAAACGTGCAAAAAAAGTTGAAGTTAATGCTGAATATGTGCTTACAACTATTGTTGAAACCATAGAAAGATGCAAGCAAGAGATAGAACCGATATATGAAGGCATAGGTGAAAATAGAATGTTTACTGGCGAGTTTAAATTTGATAGTGGCGCTGTATTAAAAGGTGCTGAGTTGCTAGGAAAGCATTTGAAACTGTTTACAGACAAAACTGAGGTTGAAGGCTCATTCAATTTAACTGTTCAAACCGGAGTTCCAAATTCAGATGGCAAGTAAAGAAATACGCTTGAACTACTTTCCGCGTGATTGGCAGAAGCAATGCCATATTAAAAAGCAGCGTTTTACAGTATTGGCATTGCACCGAAGGGCCGGTAAAACAGAACTGGCTTTGATGGAACTATTGAATGAAGCATTGAAGTTCACAAAAGAACTTGGTTTCTTTGTCTACGTTTCACCTTACCTGAAGCAATCGAGAGCTATTGCATGGGCCAGGCTTAAACAGAAAGTAGAGCCGTTGCGTATCGTTAATGCGGTTGAAATCAGTGAAGTGGATGGCTCAGTCAAGTTCAAGCATAACGGCGCAGTTATCCGCATATTTGGTGCTGACAATCCTGATGCATTGCGCGGTGTTAGGCTTGATGGTGCGGTGCTTGATGAAGTGGCGCAGATTAAACCTGAGATTTGGAATGACGTATTGCAGCCTGCCTTGTCTGACCGCAAGGGATGGGCAATGTTTATCGGTACGCCATCCGGTATTAACCTGTTCTCAGAACTGTACTTCAAGGCCAGTGAATTGCCTGGTTGGTACGCTGCAAGATATACCGTATATGATACTGCCGCAATTGATGAAGATGAAGTAGAACGTCTACGGCGTGATATGAGTGAAACCTCATTTGCGCGTGAGTATCTATGTGACTTTAGTGCAGCCGGTGACAATCAGTTAATCTCACTATCAGATGCAGAATCAGCAGCCAAACGTATTTATAACAGCAGTGATATTAGTTTTGCGCCCAAGATTATGGGCGTAGACCCTGCCAGGTTTGGTGATGATAGGTCCGTGATATTTAAGCGCCAGGGCTTGCAGGCATTTGTACCTCTGGTATTTCGCGGCATGAATAACATGGATTTGGCGGCGCGTATTGCGACTGAGATATATGATTGGCAACCTGACGCGGTGTTTATCGATAGTGGCGCAGGTGCAGGTGTGATTGACCGTCTGCGACAGCTTAATCATGAAGTGGTTGAAGTGGCGTTTGGCGGCAAGGCCACAAAAGAAAAACTGTTTATCAATAAGCGTTCAGAAATGTGGATTGAAATGGCTGAATGGTTGAAAGAAGGCGGTTCAATTCCGAATGACCCGATACTGAAGCAGGAAGTATCAACACCTATCTACTGGTATGACGCAGCAGGTAGACGTTGCTTGGAATCTAAGGATGAAATCAAGAAGCGTTTGCAGGGCGGCGGTAGTCCTGACCTTGCTGATGCACTTGCTTTAACGTTTGCCTATCAGGTAACACCGAAGCCTAAGACTGCAATAGAACACTTGGCGCATCGTTCAAGCCACTCTAATCAGCGCGAATATGACCCTTACGCATAGGGTGCGTTTACTCAATCCGTAGTTCAGTACAATCAATTCAACCTATGAAAAGGATTGAATCATGTGCGGATTATTCAGCAAACCTAGCATTCCGAAAGCACCACCACCTATCCCTATGCCGCAAGCAAGCAAAGCCCCTGACCAGGATATATTCATTCAGCGTAATGCGGCGCAGAACAGAATGGCTACAGCAGGAAATTCAAGTACCATTCTAACCGGTGCAAACGGTGACATAGTACCTACTACTCAACTAGGCAAAAATAGCCTATTAGGTAACTGATATGCCACAACTTGACGGTAAGAAAAAACAGTCAGGATTTACTATATCTGAAAATGGAACGCTTCAAGGTGAAGGGTTACCAAATGGTTTAGCTATCGATATGAATGCTTATAACGATGCAAAATTAAAATATTCAGGTATGAAAGGCGCTATTTCAAACGGTGAACAGTCATCTGCAATAAATAATATGTACCCATCAATGACCTCTAATAAACTTCAATCACTTGCAAGTGAAGTGACGAGGTTTAAATATGATAAAGACGGTACGCTTAAAGGTTTTATCCCTACTATCGGACCTGAAGGCATGGGTGATTTAAGCAAAATTGGACAGACAGGACAGGTTAAAGGTGATTACATCGGATTTGGAATGTATGACAAAGCACCTGGTATATGGATAGATGTAAATGGAGTGAAATTAGATGAATCTACTTTATCAGGAAACAAGGTAGGTGATGTTTCATTTCGTGAAGAAGGCGGTGCGCCTTTAGCTGTATTTGGTAATGATAAAGGCTATATGCGCCTGGCAACTAACGCACCGATTGAAGCTGATAGTATTCAATTAGGTAACAACACCGGTACAACCACTCAGCAGCGCCGCAGAAGGACAATACTGTAATGGATGAACCAACAGTCAACGAACTACCAAGAGAGCGTTATTTAAAGCGCAAACAGGCGTTATGGAATGAGCGCAGTTCATGGATGACGCACTGGCGCGAAATCAGCGACCATATCATGCCGCGTACCGGCAGGTTCTTTGATACTGACCGCAATAACGGCAAGAAGAAGCATAACAATATCATCAATTCCAAAGGCACACGCGCATTGAATGTGCTGGCTTCAGGGATGATGGCAGGCATGACTTCACCGGCTAGGCCTTGGTTCAGATTGGCAACACCTGACCGTGACCTGATGGAATTTGCACCGGTTCGTGAATGGCTGGACCAGGTATCAACCATCATGCGTGAAGTGTTTGCGCGTTCCAATACCTACAATTCATTGCACCAGATGTATTTTGAACTAGGCGGTTACGGTACTTCAGCATCATTCATATCACCAAATTTCAACGATGTTATCCGTCATAGTCCATTGACTGCCGGTGAATATGCTTTGGCTATTGACCATGAGCAGCGCGTATCTACCTTGTACCGTGAAATACCGATGACCGTAGCGCAGGTAGTTCAGCAGTTTGACAAAGACAGATGCAGCGTAGGCGTAAAGAACCAATATACCAGTGGCAATCTTGATAAGTGGATTACCGTGATTCATGCGATTGAACCGCGTAGCGATAGGGATTACACGAAGAAAGACGCGAAGAACAAGCCATTCATGAGTTGCTACTTTGAAGCAGCCAGTGACAACAAGACCGTATTGAGAGAATCAGGATTTGACCGTTTTCCTGGTGTAGCGCCTCGCTGGTTTGTATTGCAGGGTGATGTTTACGGCAGCAGTCCGGCAATGGAAGCCTTGGGTGATATTAAAGCCTTGCAGCATAAAGAACTGCGTAAAGCACAGGCCATAGACTACCAGACCAAACCACCGCTACAGATGCCATCTTCAATGAAGAACATGGAAGTCAACAGTTTGCCAGGTGGTGTTGCTTATGTAGACACTACAACTCAGCAGGGCGGCATTCGTACGCAGTTTGAAGTGCAATTGAATCTTGGTGACTTGCGTGAAGATATTGCGCTGACAGAAAGGCGCATCGATTCAGCTTTTTATGCCGACCTTTTCATGATGTTAGCCAATGACACACGTTCCGGCATTACTGCTACTGAAGTGGCAGAACGTCACGAAGAAAAGCTATTGATGCTTGGTCCAGTATTGGAACGCCTGCATAACGAAATGCTAGACCCGATGATAGACCTGACATTTGACATGATGCTTAAGTCAGGAATATTGCCGCAGCCACCTGAAGAACTGCAAGGCCAGAATCTACAGGTTGAGTTCGTTTCTACATTGGCACAGGCGCAGCAGTTAGTCGGACTTAATTCACTTGACCGTTTTGCTATGACCATCGGTTCAATCGCGCAGATGAAACCGGAAATACTGGACAAGTTTGATGCTGACCAATATGCAGACGTTTATGCACAACGGTTAGGGGTAGACCCATCAGTCATAGTAGCTGATGACAAAGTGGCGATTATCCGTCAGCAACGTGCAGCAGAACAGGAAAAACAGCAGCAGATGGCAATGATGCCACAAATGGCTGATATGGCTGCAAAACTAGGTAATGTTAAAACAGATGAATCAACCCTTGCATCCGATGTGATGAAAGGGCTTCAAGGGTACTCAACATAAAGGATTAAATCATGACTACTACAGTCGTTGAAGTGGCAAGCAAGACCAAGAACTTAACTGCAACCGGTGATGTATTTACCATTAACGGCCTGGTAATGGGTTTTTATGTAAACAGTTCAAGTGGCGGTCAACTGGTACTGAAATCCGGTGGTTCTGGCGGTACTGCATTAGGTGGAACGATTACGCCTGGTGTTGGCTATCATCCTTATCCATGCGGTGTTTCCGGTGGTCTGCATGCAACTATTACCGGAACGATTGACTTAACATTCTTCTACCGCGAAGGTGTGTAATGTTACTCACAAGAGTTTCCAGCGCAGTACGTGAAGCGTTAAGCATATACTTTCAAAGTGGTGTATTAGACCATCGCATCACTTTCTCACGCACCTCAAACGCTACCATCACCAACAGTGCAGGGCAGATTGCTTATGCGCCGCATAACTTGCTGACTTATTCAGAGCAGTTTGATAATTCGGCGTGGATAAAGACAGGCACTACTGTTACAGCTAACACGATAGTTGCTCCAGACGGAACCATTACTGTGGATAAAATTGTTGAAGTTGCTGCGGCCTCTTTGCCAAGAATTGTTAATGGCACTGTAGTTACTTTAGTTCCTTACACTATTTCTGTTTATGCTAAAGCTGCTGAAAGAACTCAAATAATAATTGTTGGTGATGCTTCGGCAGCCAAAAGTGCTTATTTTGATTTAGCCAATGGCACTGTTGTTAGTGTCGGTAATAATGCAACTGCTTCTATTAGTTTAGCCAATAATGGTTTTTATAGATGTATTTTGACTTACACCCCTGCTGCTACAGGTAATGGTTTTTATATTGCCACAGCAGAAAACGGCGCAACAATTTCATCTGGTGATAATACAAAAGGTCTTTACTTATGGGGCGCACAACTAGAAATAGGCACAACAGCATCAACTTACAACAGCACAACTGTTAAAAACTTGCTCGGCTACTCAGAGTTATTTGATAACGCTGCATGGACAAAGAGCAATAGTTTTGTACAGACTAACCTGCTGACTTACAGTGAAGACTTCACCAATGCGGCATGGTCAAAAACTACAGTTACCGCAACAGCAAACAGCATAGTAGCACCTAACGGCTATCAGACAGCCGACACGCTATCAGCGACAGGTGCAAACTCTACCGCATTG